TGGTATCAGAGCTTTGTTTTTCTAACAATCAGTATATAAAAAATTGTTCTTTCAAGGGTTAGGTTAAGCACTTTCCTATGAAGAACCATTTGCGTGACCGGATGAATGATCCCTAGGTCCGCCAAGTACTGATGAGAAGAATAACATTGCTTCTACAATAGAGCCAAAGTCTTTCAAAGACAGCTGGAAAGGATAGAATATATCAATCTTCTATCAACCTTAGCCCAATATACAGTCAACAACCTGAACTGAAAAAGGAACACGGAGTTGTAGCAAGCCTAAGGACAAAAGACAGTAAGTAGGCAAAAGGGGTATGAGAAAAGCCGAAAGAAGCTGTTGAGTCAAGGAAAAACTTGTGAGTCCCTTTGAAGCAGAAAGGGTTAATGAGTGATAGATGGGAAAGTGTTGTACAAGAATGGTATTCTACTAGAACTGCTAATCTTGAGTATTTAGATCTATCAATTCCAGAAGACAAAAAGCCATCCCAAAAGGAGTTAGCTCATAATCTGTCAGTTGTATATGATCGTGTATGTTTATCCAGTAGAGTACATCTCAAAAACTTCAAGTCAATTCTTGAAAGACTTGAAGCCTTAGAGTCAGAAAATCGAGAGCTCAATCATAAGCTCTCAAAACTACAAAAATTTATTCAAGGTTTGCCACTTCCATTAACGGGTTCCGAAGTGCATGCTCATGTGAAGGAAATAGCAGCACAACCAAAGCTAGTGAAAGAACAAGCGATCCAGATCTCCAAGGAACTGGAAAAGAAGCTAGAAAGAGTGGAGCACATCTTGAAGAAAGTAGAAGAGTGGACTCGTTCATGAGTCATATAAACACTCAGGATACTGAAACCTACACCTCCGCCCTACAGGCCACTGAAGAAATAGAAGCACCAGCAGTCAGCTTTGCCAAACCTGCCGACAACAAAGGACCCAACTCAGGAACTTCAACCTTAATCAAGCAAAACAACACTCAAATCGAGTTGCTTGTAAGGTTAACAGAGGAAGTGAAGGCTCTGAGAGAAGAGCTAGCTCAGTTCAGAAATGAGAAAGGTCAGGTATCATCTATCCCTGACGATCTTATTTCAGGATTAAAGAACTTGAAGCTATCCGATCAGAAGCCTAGAGAAGCTGCTGGCAAACTAAGGGTATTCAAGAACCCACTAGAAGAATACAAGAAAGAAAAAGCGAGGAAGTGTTGATGGAGATGACAACCTCGACTACAGCCAGAACTCAAGTCCAACCTTCAACGTCCCGAACAACTCCACTGTTCGAGGATCAGATCCGCAACTATCGGCAAAGGGAGAGACGTCTACATAATGCACGTCAAGTAGTAGGACGTCTGCACCGACGGATCACTGGAAGGAGCCAGCTCCATAATCAGACTTTGGAGCAGCAAATTGATCCTCAGGTGCATCTGAGGAATTCTATGCAGGAACGAGCGGCGATCGTCCCTGCAGAAGTCCTGTACCACTCACGTTGTGATGATGAGCATCATCGAGTTTATGTACACAGATCGGAAGAAGCTCTTCTCTGCACCGACAACCAACAACAAGATAGAATCTTCATCCAAGAAGAGAGTTTCAAGCAACTTCAGAGGAGCAGAATGCAGTTCATACACATTGGAGTAATCCAACTTCGAATTCAAGCACTGCATCGGCATGACGAAGGTACGCTGGCTCTTGTTGTTTTCCGTGACAACAGGTGGCCGGATGATCGCTCCCTGTTCGCCACAATGGAGGTAGACTTATCACAGGGAAGCCAGTTGGTGTATGTAATCCCTAACACAATGATGACAATTGGGGATTTTTACAACAACGTTCAAGTGTCAATCCTCACCAGAGGATATGAAGCATGGAGAGGAGAAGCCAATCTCCTCATCACCAGAGGATTGGTTGGAAGATTGTCCAACACCCCAAATGTTGGATTTGCATATGAAGTCCAGAGTGTGGTAGACTACTTAGTTAGCCATGGCGTTCAAGCAATCCCTGGAAGAAGACGAACAGTCCAAGAACTTCAAGGCTATAACTGGGTAGTTAGACCCACTCAAGCGAGCATCCCGCGACAGCCGACAGAAGTAGACACCCGCACAAACATTGATGGTACGATTTCTCTTCGCTTTGGAAATTACACCTCAGCAAGAACTTCTACCACTAGGCGGATTGCGTATAACCTCCGGGATGAAGAAATTCAAAGTGATGAAGAGCAAATCATCGCAGTCTTCAAATTGGACTGTTATGAAGCCCAACCTGCTATCTGGGATACTCTTGGAGAACCCTCTGGGAAATTTGGCTACTATGTCAGGTATGACACACATGATGATAATCTCCATATCCCTCTTGAACACATTATTGCTACAGGATGGGACGATGACGACGACGACTGCACAACGTCATCCTCGGATGAAGCAAGTTACCTACAGCACCTCTCAAACCTTGGGGGTACACCTGTACCTATAGAACAGGACCTCCCATATCCTGTTCCTATAAGCGACATGATAAATCCTTTCGCTTCCACGGAAGGTGGTGGGGATAAAGCCCCTATTAATAATTTTCCAATTTTTGATAAATCTGATGAGGAGGAAGAAATTCTTCCAAGTTCTGATTCCTGCAGGAAGGAAATAGCAAGCTATATAGCTGCAGCCTTCCCAGAAAATAATGCTGATGATGAGATAGATTATCCACAGTTGAAAAACCTACAACAACATCTATATGCATCTCCTTCAGCAATCACTGGTTACAAACCACCACAAGACGTAGCCATGGGTCCTCCAAATTATGGACCAACACCACTACGAGTAATCCGACCAGAAGCAGGACCTTTAAGGCCGGCATTCGAAGGCTACAAACCAGGAGAAGTTCGTTACAAGGCAAAGGACTACTCCGAATGGTGGAACCTACCCTCAGCTCAGCATGGCACTGGAGCCATCTTCATAATCCCTACTCAACTTGGTATGTTTAATGACACATTTATGAGGTGGGAATCAATCACCAAAAACCTAGTCTCGCAACAAGGATTCACAGATCCCAACGACAAGGTAGAATTCATAGAAAATCTACTTGGTGAAGCTGAGAAAATAGCATGGATCCAATGGAGGATGACATATCCTGAAGCCTTCCAACAAATGCTTGAATCTGCCGACGGTAGGCAAGGCACACAAAACATCCTATCCCAAATATATAGGGTCTTTACTCTGGAAGACCCCTACCAAGGATCCACAACAATGCAGGAGGAAGCCCTGAGAGATTTGGAGAAGCTATCCTGCCATAATCTTAAAGATATAGTGGCTTATATGAATGAATATATGAGACTCGCCTGCAAATCAAGAAGACTTTTCATTAATGCAGATCTTTCTGAAAAATTCTGGTTCAAAATGCCTGGTGAGCTCGGTCCAAGGATCAAAGAAGCATATGAAGCTAGATATCCAGGTAACACTATTGGAGTCTTCCCAAGAGTTTTATTTGCTTACAAATTCTTGGAAAATGAGTGCAGGGATGCAGCATACAAACGCTCCCTCAAGAATTTATCCTTCTGCAGTAGTATTCCCATCCCGGGATACTACAAAATAGAAAAGAAATACGGCGTGAGAAGATCAAGAACATACAAAGGCAAACCACATGCCTCTCATGCTCGTATTGAAAGAAGAAAGCACCTTCAACGAAATAAAAGGTGCAAATGTTACTTATGCGGCCAAGAAGGACACTTCGCCAGAGAGTGCCCCAATGACAGAAGGAGTATCAAAAGGGTTGCCATATTTGAAAATCTGGACCTGCCTGAGGACTGTGATATAGTTTCTGTTCAAGAAGGAGACAATGAAAGCGACGCTATATACAACATCTCAGAAGGAGAAGAAATGGAGGACTTAACAAAGTCCTTAAATGTTATGTCTGTCTCCGAACATCTCTATTACTTCCGAGAAGAAGACCAGACATACTGGATCGGAGGGGAAGGTTACCGATCCATGATTAAAGCCACAAAAACCCAACATGATTGCAACCATGTTTGGGAATACAATGGTGCAGGGTCTTTCAAATGTTTCTGCTGTAAAGAAGAAACATCTGTCAACTACAGAATGCACTGCCCACAGTGCCTTATCACAACCTGCAACCTCTGTGCCCTCTACTACTTTGGGCAAAAGGTACCAGCATCTCGCCCTAATCCAATACAATATAACCCTCTCTCTCTTATGCATGAACAACAGGGGTATATTACGTGGTGCGAAGCTGAAATCACAAGGCTCAAACAAGAGGTAGAAACTTCTAAGAAACAAGTTGAATATTGGAAACAGAAATACCTCTCCACACAGGAAGAAGTTTTCGAGAAGGAATTCGATGAATTGTACAAAGAAAAAGGCAAGGGAGTAGTTATACAAGAAGCAACAAATGTGTTTCGACAGATAGAAACACAGAGAATTCTTTCAATAGAAAAGAATGAGCTCTCCCCGCCCAAGAAAACAAAGAATATGCTGTACAACCTCATCCTTGAAATCAATATTCCTGATGTTGCAAACTTCAGTGTTCACGCCATTCTGGACACAGGAGCATCCACCTGCTGCATAAATGCTGGAGCAATACCTGAAAATGCAGTTGAAGAAAGCCCTTTTATGGCAAGCTCCAGCGGCATTAATTCAAAAGTATCAACCAACAAAAAGCTCAGGTATGGAAAAATGATCATTGGTGATAATGCCTTTCGAATTCCATACACATATGTCTTCCCGATGCAGCTGGGAGATGATATACAGATGATACTTGGGTGCAACTTTATAAGATCTATGCAAGGAGGAGTCCGAATCGAAGGAGACACAGTAACATTCTACAAAAATGTTACTCAGATTCAGACCCAACAAACAGTTCCTATCATTGCAGCAATTGAGGAATTGGAACTCGAAGAAGAAGAATATATTTCTATAGCAACAATATGTGCCTATGGAGGTATGGAAATCTCTTCACCTTTCCAGTTCAGCTATCAGAAACTGATACAGGAACTAAAAGACATGGGCTATATTGGGGATGATCCCATGAAATATTGGTCATCCAATAAAATTACGTGCCAACTGGAGATCAAAAATCCAGACTTAACCATTGAAGATAGGCCCCTGAAGCACATATCGCCTCAGATGGAAGCATCCTACAGGCGACATACGGAGGCAGTACTCAAACTTGGCACTATTAGGCCCAGCAAAAGCAAACATAGAACCACTGCAATCATCGTCAATTCCGGAACAACTATCGACCCCATCACAGGAAAGGAGGTCAGGGGAAAAGAACGAATGGTCTTCAATTACAAGAGGTTAAATGATAACACACACAAAGACCAATACAGCCTACCCGGAATTAACACAATTATTCAGAAGGTCGGAAATAGCAAAATCTACTCCAAATTCGACCTAAAAAGTGGTTTTCATCAGGTCGCAATGCATCCATATTCCATTGAATGGACGGCATTCTGGGTCCCTCAGGGACTATACGAATGGCTGGCAATGCCATTCGGCCTTAAAAATGCTCCCGCAGTATTTCAGAGAAAAATGGACAATTGCTTCAAAGGTACGGAAAATTTTATTGCCGTATACATTGATGACATACTTGTCTTCTCTGAAACAGAAAGAGAATATGCAAGGCACCTGGAAATTATGCTAGAAATATGTAAGAAAAATGGACTGATACTGAGTAACTCAAAAATGAAAATTGCAGTATCAACCATCGACTTCCTAGGAGCCACCATAGGTAACCGTAAAATTAAATTGCAGGAGCATATAATAAAGAAAATTGCGGATTACCCTGAAAAAGAGCTTATGAATGCTAAGGGATTAAGATCATGGCTAGGAATTCTCAACTATGCCAGAAGTTACATCCCTTATCTGGGCAAACAATTAGGCCCACTATACTCCAAAGTAAGCCCAACCGGAGAAAGAAAAATGAATCAACAGGACTGGGCTATTGTAAAACAGATCAAGGAAAAGGTCCAAAACCTACCTGATCTAGAATTACCTCCTCCTGATTGCCACATCGTCCTAGAGACTGACGGATGCATGGACGGATGGGGAGGAGTCTGCAAATGGAAGCCCCAGAAATGTGATGGAAGACAGATGGAGAAAATATGCGCTTATGCTAGTGGAAAGTTTAACCCACCAAAATCCACAATTGATGCAGAAATTCATGCCGTCATGAACAGCCTAAATAGCTTCAAGATTTATTATCTTGACAAGAAGGAGCTACTTATTAGAACAGATTGTCAAGCAATTATCAGCTTCTTCAACAAATCTGCAAAAAACAAACCATCAAGGGTCAGATGGGTTTCTTTCACAGACTTCATAACTGGCACAGGCCTTGAGATCAGATTCCAACACATTGACGAAAAAGACAACGCATTAGCTGATGCGCTATCTAGGCTCGTCCACGGTCTAGTCTCAAAACCAGATTTTCATTCGGATCAGACTATTCTGCTGGTAGAACTAGCTATCGCAGAAGCTCAAGCCAAACCCCAACCTGGTAAGAATTTTCAACTAACAAAATTGATTTCATCCTTAGCAGGTGATGGAAAACGCGGCAGACAACTACTGCAAAATACTAAAGGAAATGGCACAGCTTCCAAAACCCATGACATTGTTGCATGAGATGTCTCGGGAAGCACTTCTTGAAAGACGGAAGGTACAGAGCCAACTGACCCTTGCATTACAAGAAATGGAACAATGCCTTCTGGCTCAATACTCCTACTTCTCCCAGCATGCAACAAAAGACAACTACTGGGGAGACCACCTACAAGATCTTCAGGAACAGATGGAGGCATTCCACAAACTCACAATTAGCATTATGGAATGCACCCTACACACAGCTCACCCGTGAAGCAATGGTGGGCCCACTACTGAAGACGATGTTTGGCGTCGGTACCAAGCCTTATCGTGCTATCCTGGCACATCATTCAGGACCTCTTCTCTCAGTAGAAAGGATAAGATTCCTAAAATCTTATCACTTTTGTTGTTTTTTGTATACACAGACAAGGGATGCAATTACTCAAAGGACGATGGGGCCCCATGCGCACCCGCTTTGATAAAACATAACCCTTAAAGTGTAAAGAGTCTGTAAAGCGTCAAAAGATTCGACTTGAGCCCCGGGGAGCCGGTCGAGTCTCAGTCAGGGCCCCTGGTTTTCCAAAAACCACGGCGCCCACGGTATTCTGCCCACGGTTTTTGCCAACCAGGGTCTAATCAACCATGGTTAAAGAAACCAAAGGCTTCAGTCTAAACGGGCATCCTTGTCTATAAAAGGAACCCCTCGTCTCCTAAAAACACACACAAGCAATACTTGGTTAAGGGTTGCTTGAGTCTAGCTACCCCTTGTTCCTCCAACCCTAGCATACAAGCCTCGTTTCCTGGCTTAAAAAGGAAGGGATTTCTATCTCAGTCCTAAAGCCGAACATAGCTTGTTTTGCAGGACCAGTGAGTCTGTAAGCAGTCCTCCGGAGCGTCCCCCGGAACGTTGTAATCAACCTTCCCTCGAAGGTATATGTTATAAATTTCCGCATTTCATTTCTCTCTGATTCTACCTTCTCACCTTAGTCCATTTAGGTTGGTGATCGAAGATGAGATCCATATTTTTGAGAAGAAGATCCGTTTAGGGTTTCACTTTTCAAAATAAGGGCCTTATTT